CTATCAATCTCTGATCGAACAAAGTCACTCAGCTCTTCCTCATTAATCGCAAGGCTTCCATTAATACTAACTACTGGCATGATTCCTCCTTAGGAATATTACATTGGGGGTCTGACACGTTAGGCTCCGGACATCCGAAGCACATCAATTCTTCTGCGAATGGTTTGGGTACAGCACCGCCTAACTTGATGCCGCACACAGAACACTTCTTCTCTATCCATGGTCCACGCTTGGCCCACTCAGGGTAGGGAACGTAGTTACCTTTATTCTTCCAGGTCATACTCGCTCCATGATATCTCGATGCAATGCCCACATTGCAGCAACATGTACTGTCGGCGCTGGCTCACCAAAGTCTTCGAGATAGGAATCGTCATTAGATGATGCGAGTAAAACAGCCTTGGATCTGGCGGTATAGATAACCTCGGCACATCCATCGAGTGACTCATGCAGCCACTCATACATATACTCATCAACAGAGCACTGATCCACATCCTCTTCATCATCTAACTCCTCCTGTTCCATAAACATTTTGACTGATTCTTCACGCTGATCTTCATACTCATCTGCGTACTCACGAACGACATGCCAGTACCAATTTTCTAGTGCAGCGTACGCCTCTGAGAATGTTGGTGGTTCGTATGGTTCTTCAACCAATACTCGTAATGGCTCTGGCTGCGGCCATCCCATCCATACCCATACTTTTAATGCGAACTTCTTCAATAGCTCAGTCATCTGAACCTCCTTAGTTTTAAATAATTACGAGTGCCCCCCGACCTGGAGCGAAGCGGAAGAAGGTCGGGGGGTGCGAGTCAGTAGTCGGGATCGTAATCCGGTGGGTCTACATGATAACCCATGCTCTCATTGACCGCAGTCATACCACCCATGGCAAACGATTCCATGTTGCGCAGGTGTGACTCGCCGTCATCCTCTAGCTCTAGCTCTTCGGGCTCACCGGCTAGGGTATAGTGATTGATGCAGTTGCGTAGCTGGCTCACGTTATAGTGCGCAGCCTTGAGTGCATCGTGTACCTTGATCGCATCATCAGGGGTCAGCCCTTCGATCCATTCCTGGTGCCAGAAGGTACGCTCGAGACAGTGAAGCTCACCGATCATGCGAACAGTAGCTTCATACATTTCATTTTCTTTCATCGAGCTTCTCCATTTTCTCAGCCCATTGGACTGCTCGCAGTACAGCATCAGCATCATACTGCTTTAATTCTTTTAGCTTCATAGCTGGCATGCACTCACTCATCACAAGGATACCTTGCCATACTTTCTTCGTCGGCTTGTGAACAGTACCCATCAGTTAGCCCTCGCATGAATGACAGCGATAAGCTCGAAGCCTTGAGACATGCGACACCATGATGGCTCGACTGCTCCTTGACCAACACCGAACATGCCAGTGCGGTTATCCTTTACGATAAAGAAAGAGTCGGCAGATTTCTCTGACATCTCTAGTGCTTTGGCACCTGCCTTAGTCGGATGGCTGTACCATACCGACTCACGCCAATCAGTCTCGATCATACTTAGCCTCCAATGCAGCATCGACCATGGCATCACGAGCATCCTCTTCGCTCTGCATGTATGCATCAGCACACGCAGCGCCTGCATCCTCAAAGCTCTGCTCGTAATACCAAATGTCCTCGCCTGGTATCCTCCACACATAGCCGTATCGAATGAAGACTTCATAGCCCTGCTTAGCTAGCTCTTTAAGGTGGGCTGCGCAGTTTGTACTTGCGATTTCATTGAGGTCACAGACGACCTCCTCGTCACGCTCGTTCATTGTATAGGTGGTCACATACCAATCAGGTCCTGCAACTGTACCAGGGCCATCCTCAGGTGGGTCGTAGTAGCTACTCATCGTATGATCCTTCCTTCATAGCTTCCTCTGCTGCACGCATACCCTCAGCAAAGCCAATGCTGCGTGCTTGATGCGCAAGTATGTGCATCTGACTAAGGCTTGGGTTGTAGTCTTCCATTAACTCATGAAGTTCTTCGATTGTTTTTGGGATATAAATTATTTCCATATCACCTCCTTATATAGATTAAGATAATACCTATCCCCTCCCCCCCCTAAAGGGGGGGTAGGGTATAGGGTTTAATAACCTTTGGTATCTAGGTCCTCATCTTTGAGTCTCGTACCGCTCAGTATATACAGGTTAGACAGGTCTAGCTCTGTATCTTCACCGTTGTGTGTACCCGATGGACCGATCAACTCATCATGAAGATTACCGATCTCTTCGTTGTTGCGATCAAGCCTAGACCTGACATCAACACAGATACGCATAACCTTATTGATATTAACAATCCTACGCTCAAGACTATCACGCTTGAGGCAGAGCATGTTGCGTATACTACATAGCTCATCAGCTAACTCGCCTGGGTTATCACATAACCTCTGAATCAATTCGCTAACCAACATCGTTCATATCTCCAAGACAGGTGTAAACAGAAAGGATACACACTAAGACAGCGGTAAACATAACAGCATACTCTAACATCACTAAGTCCTCTACAGCCAAGTAAATAAAAAAGAAAAAGAAGCAGGCTGTCCAACTTCCCCCCGCAGGGACGAGGAGGGAAGTTGAGCAGCCGCCGCACCTAGTAGCCACCCCTTGCATTGAGATGACTACCACCATGAACAACATGGATTAAAGAACCAGAGTTACCACCTACAAAGCGAGGGGATACCCACTTGATACCTTCTTTATCACACCACTCTGACACCTTAGGGTCAGTTGTGACCCACTCAGGACGTGAGTTGAACACATCCATGCAATCACGACAGCGAGCAATCAGTACCTCACCAACTTCCTCACCCTTACGACGGATGATTCTGTCACTGGTATAGACACACTCAGGACTACCACAACGACCACAGCTTAAAGGACCATCTGCCTCATAGACATCATGGACTTCATTGACATGATCGAGTGACTCCAGTTGTCGCTCCGACAACTCACGGTTTGTCTCGACTGGATGATCAAAGTTCTCTTCAATCACATAGTCTCGATTACCCGCAAAGCGATCAACCATAGCAATGACTAATGTCTCAGGCATCTCTACTGAGCGCATACCGTTTCCCCAATCGTCAACGATATTAACTGAGTTGCCACCAACACTAGCCAAGGTGTTGAAATCACTAGACTCTAACTTCATATCTTTCTCCTTAATAGATATAGTTAGGTTAAACAGAAGGGTAACTGCGACGAGCAGCCCCCGCACGAAGGAGGACGTGCGAGGCGCAGCCCCCTCGAGCCGAAGGCGAGCCCCCGGAGGGAACATCACACAGGTGTCATGACCTACAGTAGGTAAGACATTTCTTCTCTGTCAGGTGGTGATCAGTGCCAAAACGTGCGTATCCGATATAGGTAGGCGTTGACTCCCAAGGACAAAGACAACAGGACAATAAAAAAAGAGTAAGAGGACAAAGTCCTCTTACTCCCGGGTGAAGTTACTTGAACTTCAATCCCTTGGGCAGCTTTAGCTGACCATCTTTTGATGCAATGACGGCAGGCATGGCATCACCATCGGAGATATAATCTTCGATGATAGACATGGTACTCGTACCATTCTTAAGTGTTAGCTGACTAGCGAACACATTGACGAAACCCCACTGGGTATCGTCATCCTTCAGGTGTCCATAGACACCGAAGCCATCACCACGAGAGTGGGGATAGATCTCAGTCGGCACGAATGAGACAGCAGCACCGGTCTTTCCGGTAATGCTATCACGTTGAGCGCTAGCTTCCTCGTGATCAGAGATGAGATCCTCGAATCGAATAGACATATTAATGTCCTTTCTGAGCCTGGTTGGTTTAGTGGCTCACCTACAGCCACCAACCAGGCCAACCCATAACCACTAAAGCGGTGGTGAACTACCCGATCCTCCTCTAGCAATCCTCCTACAGCCCCAATATTACTTCTTCCCCACCGAACGATTTTTCACTAAAGAGTGACATCTGGAGGTAACGATGGGACGTAAACGCAAAGACGATAAGCACACCCCTGTGCTGAACCGTCATCTACTAGAGGGCGCATTTGCTGAGAGCATGAACCAAGTTCTAATGAGCTTGGACCAATGCCGTCTTCACAAAGAGACAAGTGATATGACTATTGAGCAGCACGTCCGTGCGCTGTGGGGTATCACTATGGATGAGACAGGTGTTCCAATTATGCTGACGGACGGGCGGCACAGTGAGACGATGGTTAAAAAACAAGCTTTGTTTATCCGTCGCACTAAGTCGCTTCGGTCTACTTTGATGGAGCTTGATCCAAACGAGGAAGACAACCTGGCTCCGATTCTTAAATCTATTACGATGTGGATTCAGGATGCTCATCTGATCATGCACGAAGACACAGACAATAAGACTCGAGAGTATCTTGCCAGCAAAGGAGAGCCGGATGTCCAAGAAGCGACCAGGGAAGTTGTCGGTGTCCAGTGAGGCCTATGAAGACTACGACCCTGAAGAGGGGGTTACAATTGTTCCTAAGGGTCATGTCCCGGCAGGCAAACGGATTGTTCAGAAAGAAGCTCATGGCGCAATCAACAGCGTCCTTCGTTCTATTATACAGGCCGAGTATGAATCAGGAGAAACCGTTAAGCTTTTGGCCCAGCGTCATGGGGTTACTGCCCGAACGATCCACCGTTGGAAGAGCAAGCACAACTGGGAGCGATCTTCTGATGGAACAAGTTCTGCTATCCTCGAGCACGCTAGGGCCGAGATCCGACGAAAGGTCGAGCAGAGCAAGATTGAGGTTACGGCGGCCATAGAGGATGTAGTCGCCCGGCATAAAGCAACAACCGAAACGTTAGGTCAGATGTTGTATGAGGCCATGGGCAGGGCCAGCGCCTATCCTCATAAGGATCCGTTTCGCCAAATGCTAATCATTAAGGTAGCAACAGAAGTATCTAAAAACATTCAGTCTATGGACCGTAAGACCTGGAACATTGACGACAGTAAAACCAAAACGACTACCGAGATTTTCGATGTTTTGACGACGATGGAAACCAAAGTTGAGCGACAAGCTCTTGCGGCGGACAAGTCTATCACTATAAAAAGCGATCATGGAAAATAATGTTTTACAGATGCTTGGTGAGTTTGGCGCACTCGGTCTAGCTAGTGGCGCTATCTTCTGGATGTACATTAAGATGAGCCAGCGCATGGACAAGATGACAGACAACTTCCAGGCTCAGCTACGAGAGCAGGCGCTCGGTCACAATGACCGAGAGACTGCGCTAAGAGATCGCTACGACCAGGTAATCGCAACCTACAACGATGAGCGACTAGAGGTTATCAAGGGCATTGGGTCAAAGCTTGAGGTCATGGAAAAAGAACTCGAAGACATCGAGGGAAATCTAAAAATTATTTTAGAGCTATTGAATGACGGACACTAAAAACGAAATTTTGCGCTGCGCGCAAAGCTTTGAGTACTTCAGTGAGAACTACTTAAAGATTATTACCAAAGACTCTGAGCTTAAACCGCTTAAGTTAAATGCGGCGCAGCAAGATATTATTAGCGGGTTTGATAACAGCAGCCACTTAATGCTGCTCAAGGCTCGTCAGCTTGGCAGCACGACGGCGATTGCTGCGTACTTCTTTTGGTACACGTTGTTTAATAAGTATACTCGCACCGCTGTGGTGGCGCATACTGATGAAGCGGTGAAGAAGATCTTTGAGATCTATCATTTATTCTATGATCATCTGCCCCCGTTTCTTAAGTTGGAAACAACTCGATCCCGTGAAAACGAAATTAAGTTTGCTACGGGCAGCAGTATTCGAGTGGGATCCGCATCGAGCCAAAGCTTTCGTGGTGGTACCTACAACCTAATCCATGCGTCCGAGTATGCATTCTGGAACAATATGGAGAAAACCATCGCATCTTTGTTCGGTGCTCGAACAAAAGATGCAAAGGTTGTCCTTGAGTCTACGGCTAACGGGATGAACGAAGCCTATGACATGTGGAGCAAGGAGGTTGGCTACACCAAAATCTTTCTTAGCTGGAAAATGGATCTAGCTTATACGCTGCCTGCTCCAAAATTTACGGACCCAACAGAAGAAGAGCTAGAATACTCTTATGAGCACAAGCTAAGTTCGCATCAGTTTAACTGGATGGTTAGTACGCTGCGTACTGCTTGCGCAAACAACTGGAACATTTTCAATCAGGAGTACCCTGCCTGTCCTGAAGACGCTTTTATTGCAACAGGTGCTCCGTTTTTCCCCACACATTACAATGTTAACCACGCTAAAGATGGCTACATTGAGTACATGGAGCCAAAGAAGTTTGGCATTTATACGATGGGGGTCGACACAGCGACCGGCAGTCCTGGTGGCGATTACAGTGCGTTCATGATCTTAGATGTTACAGATCGAAAGAACATCCGCATGGCTGCAAGTTTCTATGAAAAGATCCCGCCAAGCCTTTATTCTAAGCGCGTTTTAGCTGCGGCTAAAAAGTACAATGCGTTTTTAGTTATTGAAACCAACAGCTACGGCTTGGGTGTGCAGGAATATATTCAGTCGGAAAGCTATCCTCATATTTACCGCACCTCAAGTTTCGATAAAGTAACCAATCGTTGGCATAATCGCTTAGGATTTTTAACGACAACTCGAACTCGCCCTCTTTTGTTTACTCGTTTGTATGAGCACATCACCAGGGAGTGGTGTGATACGAAATGCGATCGGTTTAAAATGGAAGCAAACCGCCTTCAGTACAATGCTAGAGGCAAGGTTGGCGCAGCATCTGGTCAGCATGACGATATGGTCATGGCAACTGGCCTTGCGCTAATGGGCCTTGACCAAGTAGATGATATAGAAGAAGAAGTTAAAAAATCATTCAAACCTGACGGCGTTCGTGGGGTTATGGAATGGGAAATGCACACTGGAAGATTATGGAGTTCCGCAAAACCTAGTGAGTTTGCTAAAGATAGCAGCGATCAGGTTTTGGGGGCGATTGGTGATCTCTTATAACCATCGGTTCTTGGTCCGTTATACCTCGTAGGAGAACAAAGAGATGAATAATGAAGATCGACACGCAAATATTGTGGCGATGCTAGAGGGCCGAACAGAAGCCGAAAGCAATGAAGAAGAATTGCAGTCCGTAGAAGAGGAGTCGGACCCCTCTGGTGCTGAAGAGGTTGAAAAGAAAGAAGAGGAGGAGGTTTTTGCCGCCGATGCTTCGGATGAAGATGACGAGTATGAGCCGGAAGAGGGGCATCGAGTCCCTTATGGCCGGTTTAAGCAAGTCAACGACAACCGTCGTAAGCTGCAAGCTCAAATTGCGGAACAAGAGCGAATTATTGCTGAGTTCAACAATAAAAAGAGCCAAGAAACCGAGGAATCCTCTTACGACTACACCTATGACGACGATGACAGTGATGACTTCGGCGACGATGGTGGAGAGCTTTCTTACCTACGGCAACAAACACAGGAAATGCAGGTTAAGTTTGCAGCGATGGAGCTTGAAAAAGAAATCGGCGCTGCAATGCAGGATTATCCCAATGTTCCAGAGGAATATATTTGGGAAACGATTGCACAAGACGGAAACTTGTCGGCTTCGCAGGTAGCAGCACAGTATTCTAACTGGGTTGCAGAGGTAGAAGAGGCGGCAATTGCTCGCCATATTAATAACCAAGGCCAAGGCGGCGCTTCTGCACCTCCTCGGCCTTCACGAAAACAAACTGCACAGTCAAATCCCGGGTCTGATGAGGATTGGAAGCCTCGAAACACAGATGAAGCCCGAGAGGCGATGATTGCATATTTAAGGAGCTAGGCAGATGGCTGTCAGCATTTCGGATCTTGATGCGATCCTAAAAGAGTTCTATCTTGGGCCGATTATTGAATCGCTCAACAACCAGCTTGAGATGGTTCAACTCTTCACTAAGGCAACCCTCGACTGGCAAGGTCGTCAGGTTGTTATTCCTGTACACGTTTCCCGCAATGACGGAACCGGCTATCGAGCAGAACTGGGAACCCTCCCAACTGCTGGCAAGCAGGGTTACGTTAACTTGAACGTGACGGCTCGTTTTCTTTACGGCCGTTTTTCTTTAACTGGTCCCGCCATTTCGACGGCGAAGACGACTGCCAATTCGTTTGCGACGTATGTCCAATCGGAAATGGACGGCCTCGTTACCGACACCAAGCTCAAGGCTAACCAAGCCATGTTTACCGGTGGTGGTTGCGTCGGTTTTATCCATGAGCGAACTGCTGGTGCAGTTGCCGCTGGTGCTGCCGTTCCTTACTCCTTTACGGGTAATAAGGATGTGTTGACTGAGCTTCAGGCAATGCAAACGGTTCCCGCGGCGCGAGCCGCTACGCACAGTGCTAAGTTGCAGATTGATATTATTCGTCTGGATACTTACGCAAGCGTAGTCCTGCCAGCTATCCCAGCTAATCCGGTTGTTGCGGCTAACGCAGTAACGCTTGATGCTACTGTTGGTGCGGCCAATGTTGTTTCAATTGAAGCCTTTGGCGCTTGTACTTATGACACTTCTAACATTGCTGGCACCTATGCTTCAATGATCCGTGTTGTGGGTTGGGGCGAAGAAGCAAATGCTGGTGGCACGTTCCTTCCGTATGACATCCTTACTCCGGGTCTTACGGATGGATTGGTCAAGCAGCGCGTAGACAGCGAAAACAACGGCGTTTATGGCAACCTGGGTTTGCAGTCTCACTTTACCGTGAACCGCAACCTTGTTGCTAATGCTTCGTTGCGTTCGACCGTCCAGGCTATTTCGGTAGCTGCTAACGGTGTTGCTCATACCAACCAAACTCTTAGCTTCGGTCGGATGCAAAGTATCCTGGACGAGATTATGGTGCTTGGCGGCGATGATCCGGATTGCATCTATGTGCATCCTGGCATGCGTCAGAAGTATGCTGACCTGCTTGTCTTTAATCAGCCTGGCTCGATTAAAAAGGCAGCTACCGGCGATACCGGCACGGGTGATCCCGGATTCAGTGGCTATGCCTTTAATGGTATTCCAGTGAAGATGAGTCGCCATTGCGGCAAGGGTCTCATGGTCTTCTTGAAGACTAAGACCTGGACTATTGCAGAGCTTCAGAGCTTCGGCATGGCCGATCTCGATGGCAATGTTCTGAGTCGTCTTAGCAACCAGGATGCCTACGAAGGCTTCGTGCGTTGGTACTACAACTTGGTCTGCAAAGAGCCGAATCGAAACGCTATTCTTTGCGGGATTGACTTCCCGGCTTAGTGCTTTCTGGTGCCCCACCCCCTTAGGGGGGTGGGCACCCCCCTTGGGGGTATTATGAGTTTTAATGAGTTTGGCGCTTCTAAGTTTGCACCTCGCGTTCCACCTGGGAGCGCAAGGTACGAAGGCCCGTCAACAGAAGCTGTAGGAACAGGAACGGGTGTTGGCTTAGTTGGTGGCGCTGCTGCTGGCGCTGGAACCGGTGCTGCTATTGGTACGATCGGTGGCCCACTCGCTCCGATTACTGTGCCTATTGGGGCCACTATTGGCGGCATTATTGGTGGTATTGGCGGTGCAACTTCTGGCTATAAAAGAGCTAAAAGGGGTGAAAAGCCCGACGTAGCTGGAGCAGCTTCAAACATTGTGAACGCTGCTAGCACACTTAAGAAAAACAAGTTTGGGCCAAGGGCTCGATCTTTAGCTGCTGCTGCGTATGGTGCATATGGTGGCGGTGGTGATTTAATAGGCGGGTAAATGGAAATCGTAAGCATTGAGCTTAAAGAAGAAGACGGCGCTAAACTTCCTAAAGGCGGCTTACTTAGCAGTGAGATAGAAGACAGCCGTCGACACAGACAAAAGATTTCTAGAATCTGGGATATGTGTAGCCTTTTCCTCCAGGGGAAACAGCACATCCGCTGGGACAAAAACTTAAAAAACTATATTGGGATTCCCCAGGATCGTTCTCGCAATCGAGTAACGATTAATATGATCCTTAATATCTTTCGCAATATTCAATCTCGTTTGTCCGTTGCTTACCCTAGCATTACTGTAATGCCAGCAAGCCCATCGACAGATGATATTCAAAAGTCAGAAGCAGCAGAAACTTTCCTTAAGTATTATTGGCATACCAATGATATGAAAGACGTGATTTCAGACCTTCTTCAATGGCTTCTCGTTACTGGTAACGGCGCTTTTCATACTTACTTTGATCCAGAAAAAGACAGGATCGTAACAAAGGCCGTTAGTCCTTATGACATTTTCTTTGAAGCAGGAACGACTCAGGTATCCGAGTCGCGATGGGTTGCATTGCGACACATTGTTACCCGAGAAGACTTAAAGAAGTCTTACCCAGAACACGCAGAACTAATTTCTCAAAGCTCTGCTTCTCCTGATCACATGTATCAAACTCTATACCAAAGAGCAGCGGGTACCGAGGGCGCTGAACTTAAAAACCGTTTAGAAATATACGAAGTGTATATGGCTAACGGAAAGATGGGGATTCTTCTTGGTAAAAAATGGCTCTATAAAAGTGATTGGCCTACTGAAAAAAGCCCCATTACCTATGTTCGCTACACTAATGTACCAGGTCGTCTTTGGGGGATCGGTCTTATTGAGCCCCTTATTGAACTACAGGTCATGTACAACAAAGGAAGATCTCAAGTTATTCACAACGCTGAGTTGATGGGTAATCCTAAATGGCTTGTTCCTAAGTCTTCAGGCGTTGGTAAAGATGCACTTTCCGATTCTAGGCCAGGTGAAAAAGTGGTGTACAATGCTACTTCCGGCCCACCCCCTCAACAGATTTCTGCTTCTCCTTTACCTGGTTATGTTCTTGATAACATTCGACAGCTCTCGGCTGAGATGCTCGATGTTGCCGGTGTGCACAGCACTAGCCTCGGTAAGCGAGCTATTGGTATCGAATCCGGCGCAGCTATCGAATCTCTCACTAGTCGAGATTCTCAGCAGTTGCAGGTAACGCAACAAAACATGGAAAGAGCCGTAACAAATCTTTCTATCTGCGTTCTTGAAATGGCCCGGGTTTATTACAACGAGCCTCGCATGATGAGGATGATGGATGAGGCAGGCCGGGTTGTTCACAAGACGCTGCAAAACACAGATCTTTGTCGCAACCCAGAGATCTATTTAGAAGCAGGAACTCTCTTCCGAGACGAGAAGCCTGATCGGGATCAGCGCATTCTTGAAATGGTTAAGCTTGGGTTGCTTGAAAAAGACCAGGCACTTGAGGCGCTTGATTACCGCACGGGTAACTCTCGTGTAACGAAACGCATGATTGGATTTAGTCACGCTCACGATATGCTTAAGGCAATCCTTGAGGGCCACGCCATTGAGATCATGCCTAGCGATGATCTGACAGCGTTTAAGGATGTCTTTAAAGACTTTATGCGTACTCAGAAATACTATGATCTTGATCCCGAGCGACAAGAGTACATTCGAGATGTGCTTGTTTCTGTCAGCACCTTCGGAAAAGAAGGCGAAGACTTCCAGCGAATGGAGCTAGAGCGCACGGTTTTCCCTCGAGTTGAAAACAAAGGCAAAGGCGCTGTTGAAGCAATGGCTACAATGGGCAGCCCATTAGCCGCTGCTCAAGTCGGGCAACAAGCCGGCCAGCTTCAGCGCAGGCGGGCTTTAGTCGATGAGGTAAACCCTGAACAAGGCATAGGCCGTACCCAGATGGGAGGTGGCGGATGAACACTACCGAAGTAAAAGATATGTTTCGCTCTTATGCGGACGAAGACGACAATACGTTTTTAACAAACAACCAAGTCAATCTGTATTTAAGCCAAGCCTATCACGAGTTTCGTCGTCAGGTCTGCGCTATTGATCCTTTTATTTATTCTGTTGAGCACCTGTTTACGATGCCCACTAGTGGGATTGCTGACCTTACAACTACAACTCCGGTTCTCCTTGGTGAAACCGCAGTTATGGGAACAAAGCTTGAAAGGATACTTCGGCTAGCAAGGATTAATACAATTGGCGACAACCAGGTTATTCGCTACTTAGATGCTATGCCGTCAGAAAGAACGCTTGGAACCTGGTCTTACACATTTGTTAATAAGAAAATTATTACTTATGCGTCTGAAAATGCAGCTTATCGTTTAGAGTATATCCCATTTCACAATGTCGATTTTAATGCTCACCAAGCATATATTGATGACCTTGATGGGTTTCATGATATGATACCTCTATATGCGTATGGCAAATATGCTATTAGAGATGGCGCTGACAGCGCTCAAATTATCCAAGAATCAAAGCGTCGCCTTGCTGACTTAAAAGGTTTTCTTGAATCAGGTAGAAGTCGAGAGGGTTCGCAATACGTTAGCGACTTTGACAACGGGAATTTTTAAATGGCTACAGCAGGTAATGAGCGCGAGCTTCTCACTAAGGGCGTAGAACAAGACGGTGTTGTCCGTGGTGTTTGGGCTCAGAACCTTTGGCGTGCTGATGAGGCTATTTCTGTAAGACCAGGATGGGGTGTACTCGCTGAGCTAGACACTACTCTTGGCAACAATATTATCTATAAAGATTCTGTTGCGTCTGATTTTTTGCCTGTTGCTTATGGCTACACAAAGCACCTTGGAAGCTGCTTTGTTAAAACAAACTTTGGTAACGAGCAGGTTCTTTCGGTCTTTCTTCTCGAGGCAAGCCCAAACGATGTAGGTGCAGATAACAGAATCCAAAACAGAGATCGGTATTACGGTGTTAGGATTTATGACATTACGACCGATCGTGTGTGGGAAGAGGTTCTTCACAACACCACATCAATGCGTGCTCCTGATGATTCAATTATTTTAGAACCAAACTTTAACAACAACTACCCGTCTGAGTGGTATGGCTGTTATGAGACCTCATTTGATCGAGACAATAGCAGCTTCATTAAGGCAGACAAAAAATCAAAATGGTTTTTTTCTGCTTCTCGAGACTTCATTTATTTTGGCTCAACTGAAACAGGTTTGTTTTATTACAACCCTGCTGACTTTGGGGCGCAAAGATACATGCAGCTTCAGCGGAGTTCTTTGTTTGATTTTGCGACAGGGCACTCTGAAACTAGTTTAATTAGTAAAATTCATTTTGTTCCTGGTGTTTATGAAGAGGGCTTTGTTTACGCAAAAGATAGCCAGATCTCAAAGATTGTAGCTGCTGTTTCTTTTCGTGGTCGCATTGCATACGCAACAGATTATGAGGTTTGGTTTTCGGATGTTAATTCTCCGAACACTGTTATCGCTCAGAACTTTATTGAGATCCCCTCAAACCAAGCTGTTACTGCTTTGTATGAGTTCCGTGGAAACCTAATTATCTTTACTCGAAACGAAATGTTTCTTTACGTTCCGAGTGAGGGCAATGTTATTTCCCAGGGTCGGCCACCCATCAAGGTAAGCGAAAGCGTTGGCTGCATTGGGCAGCAAGCAATCACAATGCTTGAAGATGATCTTGTTTGGGTATCTCATACTGGTGTTTATGTTTCGCCTGACGGGGCTAGCTTAAAAGAAATCTCAGATCCTATTCGTGGTTTCTGGGGTGGGCATGGTCAAATGACCAACCCAATGACCAGCTATTATGAATCCAATTCAGGCTGGGTAGATATTGATACCGTTGATCCACCAAGAACTCTGATTTCGTTTGATGACGATCGAGTTACCTTAGCTTATAACCATGATAAAAAAGCCCTTATTATGGGTGTTCCTAGTATAAATGGCTGCTGGTGTTTTACTGGGCTTTGGTCTTGGTGGCCTATGGAGAGCGTTGCTAATACTAGCGCTATTGGAATTCCAATTGTTAGCGCTTCTAGAAACTTAGTTGATCCTTATGTGCTCGCAACAACTGAAGATATCTTTGCTGTTTGCGGAACGGTTAACAATTCAATTGCAGATAACACGCACCAGGTTGTTGGTACATCTCCCAATACAATTCCATCTGGAGCAATTACTGCGGCAAACAGTGCGCCAAGCAACGCTTATAACTATGTTGCCTGTCGCCTTGGTCTAGGTGGAGCAATTGACCGATCTACTGATAATGAAGACTACCGCTTAGGGTGCGGAAAATACGTCCCATCGGTTATGCCTGACGCTGCTTATGATAATGGGTGTTTCTTTATTGATGAGCCTTATGAGGACATCTCATTAGAAGATCCTTATTATACTATTCCTTTCTATTTAGTTGCACCGGTCTCTTCGCCTAAGGCTCCACTCTATGAGTGGGAGTTGCTGCTTAAGTTTGATAAAACAGAATGGGACTTTGAGCCTAATGCTGTTACATCAGACGTTGGGTTTTTTATGCCGGCTGAAAGAGCGCGATCAGTAGCCGGGCTTACTATCTGTAAAATTACAGATGTAGCAAAAAACCCAACACCAACCGGGGACTACTTGCATATCAAGTTTGATGGGAATGCAGCGCCTGCCGCAAGCTGGAACATGCAGCCTTATATAAATCTAGCTGAAAAATTTAAAAACCCACTAATTAATATTACGATTAAAAAGAAAACAGTTAGCAGTGTTGCGGGCTTTGGCTTTGAGCCGGTTGAGGTAAGACTGCTTAACGGGACTGCGGCAATTAACCCCTCTGGTTTAATGGTGTGGACAAAGCAGTTTATTGGCCCATCAGATAGCCACAATAATGACGCTAAAGCACAGCCTGTTGACTGGGCTTTTAAGTCTAATGAAGTAAGCGAATCAGGAATACAGTTAAGAGCTAGGGGTATCTATGCTCGCCTTAGCTCTCGAGGCCGAGGAACGACCAAGCTTGTTCCTCTTTGGGTTTGGGGATTGTATAATGTTATCCTGGGCTCAGACAGAAAAGACTACACTTCTCAGATTGTAGATTTTGATGGCGACATTTCTAAGATTGAAAACAAGGGAACTATTCGTTCTCGGTTTAGAAACGCTGCATTGGCTATGTCTACTCGTGTTTTTTCAAACATAGAAATTAAATGGGGCAGCCAGGGGAACAGTGCAGATGGAAATTATCTTATTGATGATCAGCAGGTTGATACTATTGCTACTTCCGACAGTGTTAAAGGCGAGCGGATTAGCTATATGGTCTTTGGTTTTATTCAAAATAAAGCAGAGTCGCTTACCCTGTTAAATCTTCGGGGTGTCTTTAGGGCCGGCGGCGGCAGAAGGCGCACCGGCCGATGAGTGGCTTTAGCTTTAATGACATTACTGGCTTAGGTGTTATTGGCCAGGAATCAATGAACAACAGCATTAAGGCTGGGTTTGCTGGTGATGTTATTAGAGTAAACAATGGTGAAGCTCTTCAGGAGCGAGCGGAGTCCCACAACGATTACTTTATGGGCAGCGGTACTCATGAGGGCTTCTCCCTTACTAAGCCCCTGAGCACCCTTTGGGGTGCTCCAGGGGCAACAGTAACGCGCATTGTAAATATAAAATCGCATAGCTGTTTGAATGGGCTTTTTTTTACTCAAAGAAACGATCCGTCAAACGTTAGTCATTTAATTAAGATCAGTAACAATGCTCGAGTTACTTTTAATAACTGCATCTTTCAAAGGAAGTATAATGCTCCTATTGAGGTTCCTGCTCCCACTACTACTAAGTGTTTTGTTTTGGTTGAGTCAGGAAGTAGCGCCACGTTTTCGGGCTGCATCTTTAGGTCTAGTCATATAACAGGGGCTATGAACGGGGTAGGCACTGTAGTCCAAAATGCTAACGCAGCAGCTGCTCCCGCTCTTGGCCCTATTCCAGGTGTGTACATTATAGGCGGAAGCAATATGACTACTCATTCGCACGGGTTAACTGTGACAAGAATTGGTGGAGAAGTCTGATGTCATCTATTCGGCACATTACAGATCAGCAGTTTTCTGACGGAACAACTATTGATGGAGACAGAATAGAGTCTGCGCTCCAGGACTTAGAAAAATTTATCAACGAAGTTCCTGATGGGTTTTTCGAGCAACGGTGGACTCAAACACAAGTTGTTATGAAGTACCTTCCTTGGACTGATAATGCAGATACCAGACTAGCTACTGAGTCAGCAATTGCTGGCAACTATGTCGCTTTACCTTACATGCCTGTTTACAACCCAAGCACAGCGGGCGGTATTCCAACAATTAATCGGGCTAGGTTTAAAGGCAATCGTTTAGATTACCAGTCTCCAATTACCGGAAACAATCCTGGTTACGGAGCAAACCAAGTTGCTTGGACAACAACTTTAGCCATTGGTGCGTCGCCTGTTGTTATTGATGGTATAGATGCGTTGCTTGCTTCTTACGCTAATTTTTTTGTTAATGGGTATGAGTACGACTCATCCCCTCCTGATGGGCGAGCGCCTAATTCTTCAATTGATAATATTCATTTGACTTTAACTTTAGACAATCCGTTTATTCCAAACATCCAAACATCTAATAATGTTCTTTGGCATAAATACGATTTTACAGCGTTAAGTGCTCAGTCATTAGCTACAGCAATTAGTCCGCCTGCTTTTTCTGCTGACATTCAGCCTAATCTTTTATCTACAATGGGTAATGGTCTGACTACTTCTCTTAGGGTTCGGGAAGAAAACCTTAGGATTCCAGTGCCACCATACTCTCAGCTTCGGTTTTCTTTGATTCTGCCTGATGATAACAAGGCTCCCTTTGGTACAAAGCCCTGGCAAACTATGATCCCAACAATGAGCCTTACTCTTTTAGAGCGATTAGAACGTGACTAGTTTCAAACGATTAACTCGAGGGATTAAGCTTTTAGTCGAGCACGTTTTTGATCCGATTGCTTCAGCACTAACGGCGCTAACTGCTTCTGGTTTGCCTGTTGATAACTATGAAAAATCAAACGGAACGTTTAGGATTAACCTTTCTTTTCCTTTGATTACAAAAGCAAACACCGGAGCGCCTAATCATATTAGTTTAATTTCTGCTCCGTTTATTCTGCCAGCTTTGCAGGATAAATTTACAGGGACAGTAAACGATATTGAAAACTATGAGCTAACAGAAGTCTCAATCGGACAAGACACAAAAACTGAAAATGGATCTGTTAATGGAATTCAAACTGATGCGGCAGAGCCTGCTCAGGGAACTGTCGATTACAATAAAGGTGCGTCTTTAACTGTAGATATACTTAGCCATAAAATTGACAGCACAAATTTTGACTCATTCGGTAACAGTGTCTTTACAATTTCCCTGCCTGACATTGGATTAATTAATCCTTACAATAGAATGAACCCTCATGTTCAAGCTGGCTTGTCTGTTCTGTTTGACCACACCAAATCATACTTAGTTAAAATAACTGTTCCTGAAGATACTTGCCGAGTATCTTTAAATGTTAGCCTTAAGTTTAAGACAAAACTTACAACTAGAGATGAATCTGCTAACTCCCAGAACGCTCCAGCAACATCGAGAAACTTTACTCCTCAGTCTCCAACCGTTCCTGCTGGCGACACAACGATTAAAGCCGGAACAAATGTTGGGGTTAATACCAACCTTAAATTAATTGATGATTTTGTTGGGCGAAAACTAAGGGGCGGTTTTAATCGTCGGGCTCAAACCAGGATTAAAGAAGGCTTATCTAGTGATATGGCTTATGAGGTTATTGCTGTGCCAATGTTTGGTGGTCAGCCTCAGACTCACGGTGGTACCTATCCATCACCAGGCCATGTTATTGGCAATCAAATGAATCCGCATTTTCTGCCTTGGTCATCTGCTGGAGCAGGAAACTTCCAAACAATGGATAGAGCGCTGGTGGCATTGCAATATCCTATTGCAATCCACCATGTGATTATCGCTTCAAATTACACAGCAGGAAACGGAACCTTATCAACAAGACCCAGCGTTGCTGCTAGCCCGAATCTAACTCACAATGTTGGAGTAGGGCTAATTAGCGGATACATGTCTGATCATTTTCACGTCGAACAAGTTGCGAATGCAAGCTGGACACCTGCGACAATTGGAAACTATTTAATTGATCGGGGTGATCGGTTTCATTTTGGCGGTGCAACCTCTGGTTATTCGTGGGATCTTCTTCAGTGCCCTTTAACTGGGGCAGGCGGGACCGGCTATAAGCCTCAGGGAAAACCGATTTACGCTGCAACAGGAAACTCATCGCGAACAGCTTTAAATGGTGGCACCCTAATGCAAGGCGGTGAGCAGTATCTAGATATTCGCTGGAAAATCAGCGATGGTGTTACCGACCCTGCTTCCTATGGAGCACCGGTTACTATTACTGGATTTGGCGGAAGCTGGATCTATATTATTTGCAAAAAAACATTGAGGTAAACCATGCCAACTACCGCTGAAACCCAGTACCAACAAAGAACTGACCGACGATCTCGAGCCGTTGCTGCAAAACAACAAGGCGTTACAGACTCTAAGGATCGAGTCGAGCGCCTTAAGGGGCAGGCCAAAGACAACCAAAGAAGCATTAGGTTTGGGGCTGCAAGATCCTCTGCTGCTGGACAGCGCAATCAGTCCAGGGGTGGTGGGGCTATTGCCGCAGCAGCCGACGTTGGAATGGCAGCAGAGCAACAGGGGATTTTACAGGGCAAAGAAGATCAGCGCATGGTTGATGAAGCAATTGCCTTAACAACCGGCAAGGAAGTTGAAGCAGAAGAGTATGCCGCTGCTCAAGGCACTGAAGAATCAGACTACTCAGAAGCTTTAGCCGAAGGCCAGACCGAGGCAAACAAAGCAATTAGTGGCGCACAGGGTTTCTTTAACGACAATGAAGAACAGGCAGCTAGAGAAATTACAGCAATCATTGCAAGGATAAGAGTTAAGAATCCAAAAGCAGCTAATGCAATGGCGGCTCAATATCTTAATGCTGATGGCACTTATAAGAGCCAGAACAAAGGCATTCTCGGCTCTTGGTGGGATTAAACAATGGCTAGAATCTTACCCCCCTCAGTCTTCAAGGCAAACTTTGAAGCTGACCCTTTTAAGCCAACAATGACTCAAAGGGTTCAGGAGCAGTGGGCTTCCCCTGAAGGGGTAGCCACTGCGGTAGGCTTGCTTGATAAAATTGGTGGTACAGTTACTGATGCTGTTCAATCTTACAGCCGGGAACAGGCAGCTAAATCAAAAGCAAGTTTAGATTACAATCAGCAGCTAGCTGACAAGCGTCTTTCTCAGCTTAACAAGGGGCAGCCGTTTGCTGAGCCATCTCAATCTGAAGAAGAGTTTGTTAAAAAACAACTTCAAGCTAACAGTTATGAGCAGGGCCTAAAGCAGGCAGCGGGCGCTAGCGATTATGCAAAACGTAGAGCAGCTATAGAAAAAATGAACCAGGCTTATAACCGGCCTGGCACTGGTGGGTTATTAAATAGATTTACAGGCGTAGACCAGGAGACGCTTACCAAGCAATTCAAACGCGTCTTGCCGCCCATGACACAACAAGCTCGAGGAATTAAAGGCAAGGGCTCGTCACGAAGGCCCGCTGTAATAAATCAAACAGGCGTTACTAAGCTTCAGGAGAAGTGGGGGCGAAGCGGTAAGTGGAGCCAGTTTTCTGCTGCCTCAACCCTTTCTGGCTTAGGTCCCGATCCCTTTGGACCTAAAGGTTTTTACGGCCCAACCTCTGGCAATCGACCGGACCCTAGTTTTTGGGTCATGGAGCCAGACAGAACAACGTATAGGCGCAGACTTAGCGACGAAGAAGAAGCCCTAATTGCTGACCCTAAAGGTAATCTTGCAACAAGAAGCAACCTGCTCCAGAAGGCTAGGAATTTTAGAGATGCGGCTATTGGACTTGCTCAACAAGAAAGTACATGGGGACCAGGCTTTAGAGAGCGGTTTAATGATATTAACTGGGCTTTGCGCACTATAGATTCTTACAGGTTTTATCCGAACATGTATCAGGACAACCCTAAAGCTCAAAGAGAACTTGCTGTTGCTCAGGAAATTTTAGCTACAGCGGACGATAGTAATATTGCTGAAAACTCTTTAGCTACCGCTCAGCGATGGACCGACGAGGGCTGGAAAAGCCCTCGCGGACGAGTAAGAGCACCGATCATAGCGGGCGCGCCGGCTGCTCAACCGGCAACGGGAGCGGCTCCTGCACAATCTCCTGCGGCAGTTCCGGCACCTGTGCCTGCTCAGCCGGCAGTAGCCGCTCCTCCGCCCGCACCTCCTGCTACACCGGCGTTACCATCACAACCTAGCGCTCCGTCAACAATGACGCCTGAGCAAATGAGGGACCCAGCTATTGATAGAGCTACCGATGGTTATGATCCGTTAGCAGTTGCAAAAGATGCAGGCATTCCTGACGATCAGCCAGCCGGTCCGATGTTGCCGCCTGGCGGATCTTCGCAACCGCCTAGCCCCTCTGTTCCTGGTCAGCAATCAATGCCTCCAGTAATGTCTCCGCAACAAGTTCCTTTGGTAGAGCTTCCGCAACAGCCTCCTATCTATCAACAGCGCGTTCCTAAGCCTGTTCCTATGTCTGGCTCTAATGAGCCTATGACATCTAATCCCAATAACTTAAGCCCGGAGACCGTTGAAAAAGAAAAAGCAATGCTGGAAGGAGGCGTTGATGATTTCTTAATTGAGCTTCCACCGCACATGACAAGGGCTGGGTTCAATTACCACGCAGGCGAAGATCCCTTAAAAATTACTAAGGACTTTGAAAAGTGGCACAAAATGAAGAAAAGCAAACGAATCGTAAACGGTAAGGTTCGTATGCCAAGCAACCAATTTAAAAATGCAGCAACTAAAGCCGGTAAAAAATATGGGATTGATCCAAACATTGTGCTTGGAATTGCTTTTGTTGAATCAGCTTTTGGCTCAGTTAAAAAAGACAGCAAGAAAAATGCTAAAGGTCCGTTCCAAATTATTCCAGAACCAAAAGGGCCTGGTGGTCCAGGTATTGGGTTAAAGAGTAACGCTGATTATTATAATGTTGATAAGTCAGCTATGGCTTCTGCTAAATACATGAAGCGATTAATTGACTACTATTCAACAAGGGGGCCAAACCCTAACGCAGATCATGCAGAGGCTATTGCTCTGCTCGCTTATAACTATGGCAGAGGCCGAGTTAACAAGTGGCTTGCGGGAAGACAGAAGATGCCTAAAGAAGGTGTTATGTATTCAAACTTTGTTATGGGTATGCGTAGTGCCTGGGACCAGCCAGCGGCTCCTGTAGCCCCTTTGGTTCCTCTTTCTAAGCCTAGGCCTACAGGCCCCAGAAGAAAGCCAGTACAGCGCAAGTCAGCTAGAGAGCAGGCAGCTGCAAATAAAGCAGAACAGGAAGGCTAGATAATGGCTGATGTAGACTGGTCAAGCGATCCTAAAGAACAAGAAGCCAGAAAAGAACAGCTTAGAAAACAGCTTGGACCTGGCGGGGTTGATCACGGAATCCTGGACAGAGCAGGTCCGTTTGTAACTGTTCCAAGTATGATTGCTGGAGCATTAGATGTTCCACTAGAAGCTGCACAGCGCAAAGCCTCCGAGCAACTAGAGATTAATCGGTTGCTTGATATTAAAAACAACAACCCAGAAACCGAAAGGTTTTTAAATTACATTAGAAGCTTAGGTGATAACTTTACCTACACGCCTGCGGGTCCAGAGCTTCCTGGCCCTGGCTACTCAGAGGCTCCCCCCTTAAGGGGGGGAGCCGCTTTGAATCAGCTTATTGCTGATGAGGCTGCACACTTTAAAAGCGCCAGCCCTACTCAACCAAAAGAATATAGTGATTTTGGTATACCTAAAAACATGGGCGACTATGGTCCTACCTGGCAATTAGAGCAGCATCCTTTTTTTAAAGCAGCGCCTGATTACTGGCGTGCAATGGACAGGAAATACGGAAGGTCTGCTGAGACAGGAAGAAACCTTGATCAAAGAATAGCTGCTGGAGAATACGATACCCAACCTGGAGTGCCAGACTGGGAAAAGATTGAGGTGGCTAAACAAATAGACGAAGGCTATGCTAGTTATCGTTCTAATTTTAATCAGTTAAATTTAGCAAAACAGAATCAAAACTACCCGCTTACAGATTCAGACGGAAACGAAGTTCCGTTTCTCCGTGACTATAAAGGGTACATTGATCACTGGCAAAAACTTAGACAAGCAGATCAGAAACTTTACAAAGATTGGTGGGATGATCTTTGGGTAATGGGTGAGGGCGGAATTCATTTTGCTCTCGGCTTGGTGGGTGAGCCGCCAAGGCAGCCAGGTCAAAGCCGTGGCGATGCAGCATTTCAAATGGGCGGATCAATGAGCGGCGGCTTAGCTGGCGCTCTTACTGCGGGCTTTACTAAAGATCCTGATTACTATCTTAAAGTAGTTCGCAAGCCTGTTATTCTTGGTGCTCTTTTTGCCCCTGCCATGTTCCGGTTAGCAGGCGCTGTTGCCAAAGGGACACTTTCAAAAGTTCAAAAGGTAAGTTTAAGTGAGCACCTAGCAAAAAACCCTCGAACAAAAAAAGCTTTAGAAACAACCCTAGACTTAGGCGCTAAAGCTGGCGACTGGGCTCCCATCTCTATTGCCGCTGCGCTTGGTAAAGCTACCGGTCGACTTGTTAAAGATGCGGCTGAGCCAATTGCTGCTGGCATTAAAGCTGTAGGGGATTTTGATCCAGGCACAATCCCCGGAGTACCTAAAAGCGTTATACGCGAAGCGGGTCGAGTAGGTAGAGACTTCGCCCTTAAGGGGGATGACGTTGCCAATCCTCAGGCTACTGTTTCTGTTCCGGGAATCAAAAGAGTTCCAGGCGCACTCGAGCCTCGGCGTGTTCGTGATATTGGCCGTAAGGCTGTTAAAGATTTTGCTCATCTCTTTTGGACTGGTATTCCTACGCACGGGGCTATGGGTGCAGCCATTGGCATTGGTGTGCCAATGGCAGCACGTTATTTCTTTGGAGCCGCAGTTAAAAAAAGCCCAAGGCTTAGACTTTTAAATAACGAAATATACAAAGCAACGACTCGTCGTAGCCAAGGCCAGGCAGAGTCTCATGCTTTAGGGCTAGAAAGCCAGCGAGCCCGACGAGGCGTTGCAGAAGGAATGCAGCAAGCCAAGGAAGGCGTGCGTCAAGCTGAGCTTGAAATGGGCAGGCAGGCTGACCCTGATTTTGTTCCTGATCCTGATAGTATGCAGGAGGTTGTTCCTTACAGCCTAAGAGAAAAGAAAGGCGATATTCCTTACGCTGCTGAACAAGCCATTGGCGAAACAGTGGTCGATGGAGTTCTTTTTAGCGTAGATAAAGAGCACCCTTTTTACCGGACAACACCAGAAGATACTCCACAGCAAAGGTCTGGCGAACATGTTCCTCGTAAGGGCTATCGAATTGTTAAAGAGCCACAACGCTGGAACAATGAAACGAAACAATGGGAAGGCGGAGCAACTAAAGAGGTTCACCAGTACCCTCAAAACGTAGACCCTTACGAGCCTTCTCCTCGTGCAATGCCAGACCTTGGTGTTGAAACATTAAAGACTGAATCAGGAACTCTCCAAGGCGCAACTCCTGATCAAGTTAAAATGGATAACCGACAAAGGTTTTCTGAAGCTGTTCGTGAAGCTGCAAATGATATTCACAAAGAACTTGAAAGCGATCCTGGTACTTTATCACTAGAAGCTACTGGCAGGCTAGAAAGAGGCGAGCGCTTATCTCGTCCCGCAATAGATGCTGAGCGAGCACGAGATCAGGCAATGATTACGCTGCTGCGAAAAGCTGAGCAGTTAGTATTAGACCGTCTTAATCCAGAGAACACTGCAAAGAACGTAAAATACCAGGACTCTTTTGATACCGCCGTAGAAAGCTTAGCAAAAGAAGGTGAGGTTTTAAGTCGAGACGATGGTGCGTTTTCTGATTTAGATATGCCAGTCCAAAGAGACGGTGAGACCGCTGCTTATAGGCCGCCTGTTACTAGTGCGGCTGGTGTTGGTATTGAGTACACAGCAAATGGCTTAGCTTATTTTGTAAATGTTTTAGAGTCAGCGGCCGAAAGCATGGCTCCTGCTATTGATCTAGCAAACATGGAAAAAGTTGCTCGCACAATGCGAATTGCTCAAAAAGAAGTAGGGGTAAAAGCTTTCCGTGAAATCATGGAAAGGGTTAATCAAAACATTCCTAGTATTATTTCTGATACTGGACAGGTTATTATTGGCAGTCCGTTATGGGACCAGCTTACAGGGCGAAGAGCCTTTGGCTTAGAGACGCCCCTAACCGCTGAAACGCGAAGCCCTCAGTACAAAGCCAAGGGCACAGGCATTGACTCAATTAGTGACAAGCCTGATCAGACCAGGGTTCATACAATGAAGAAACCAGGACGTGAGGGAGAAATCCAACACGAAATGGAAACGTATGAAGGAAGTCCTGACACACTAAGAAAGCCACGGCTGAATGAAGCTGAGCGAAACGCTGCCCGCACAAAGTACATGGAAATGCCCATGGAAACTCTTGTGGCAGAAGCAAACAAAAGAGGACTGAAGTACGATGAAAGCCTGTCTATTGTCCCAGAGGTTAGGGCAAACGATGGCGTTCTTACTATTTCGCCAAGGCCAAAAGAGCAAAGCCCCAAGGCTCAGTCGGATGTAGCTCCGGGTATGGATCGAGTAACTCCTCGAACCTGGACACTTGAAGTAGCTCCTGGTGAAAAAGCTAAAATAAACTGGCGTCGAGGTGACAGCGATCTCCTAGATCAAGATGGATCACGAGTTAAGGACAGCGCTGCACGCTCGAGAAGAGCCGCTAGGGCGGCTCCTATCGAGCGCAAAAGGACAGAGACGGCTGTGCGTAGGGAGCTAGTAGAGAAGCTCACTGAGATGGACGTGAAGGGCTATGACGTACATCCTGGTATTGAGCAGGGACTGTTTGACCCAAAGGTTACAGTCAAAGACCTTAAAGCTATCGCTAAAAAGGAAAACATTCCGCTTAAAGGCATCAAGAAAAAAGATGACATTGCCCAGCGGATCTTAACGACAAGAACAAAAAGAGTAGCAGGTCGACCGGCTGCTCACAATGACTGGGGCGATGCTCCAGGTTACAACCCAAGTCGTTATGATGCAGGTGCCAGAGAAAAGATTAAGCAAGGCAAGGCTGCACAACTAGAACGACGACAAGACTTTGAGCGTGCAGCACTCGACGAGATGTCAGATGTTGATGTTGTCCGTGAGTTAAACAGTCGGGGCGTAAAGCTTGACGATGCTTATAAAGATCCAAAAGTATTTAAAGACGGTGGAAAAAGTAAGCGGCAAAAAACAAAACTTAATACTCGAAAATTAAAAGCTGAGTTAGATAAGCTCAAAACAAAACAGGACATTTTTAATTGGGTTGAAGAGAAAAACAACTCACGCAAACTTGACCCTGAATCATACGACGTTGAGCAAATGGCTGAGACTCAAGGCGTAAGTCCTAGTGAGATTTCAGCGCGCAGTGAGCAGCGCCAAATTGTAGTCAGGAAAAGATTAAAGCGTAGCGATCTTATTGATGACATCATCCGCCAAGAAAAAGAAAACTTTAGATCTGTTACTAGCCAAAGCAATCTTCCTTCTGCTCGCTCGCTCCTTGATAGAGCGAGACGAGATGCTGACAGCAAAGAACTTCTTAGCCGAGCTGAGCACGCATGGGAGGGATCTGTTGACCAGAAGACAGCCACTGCCCGAAAAAAAGCTATCGAGCGGCGCTTTGGTAAAGGCAACAAAGAAGAAACTATTGGTGATCCTTCCGGGCTAGCTGCTGCAAGCAAGCTCGGAGAATACATTGAAGCCAAAGGAGAGCTTTCTCCTGGTCAGGTTAAGTCTTTAAACGAAGCCGTGGTTGAAGCCGGGATGAAAGATCCCAAGCTCATGTCTTTCCAAAAAGAAAAACCTAAAAAAGTTGAAGCAACAACAGATGCAGACGCAAAGCCTGCAAAGAAAAAAAGGAAGTTTGTTCTTAAGAGTAAGAGGGGACAAGCAATAGTTAAGAATCTTACAGCTAAAGCTAAAGCTGGAGATGCTCGATCAAGAGCAATTCTTAATCGAATCGCACCTAAACCCAAAAGAAGTAAAAGCAAAAAGCGCTACAAGACTAAGGGCAAGCCCAAGTCAGAGCAGGAAGTTTACCGTAGCTTCGATAAAGAGATCGGAGAGATGGCAAAGAAACATATTGCCGCAAAAAAATCTGGTAAACTTAGAGGTCAGCAAGGAACACAGGCGCAAGATCTTGCCGCTAGAATTGTTAGCGCAAACCTTCCGCTGCCTCTCCAAAAGAAATTGATCGGCCGAATCCGTAAAGAGATTATGGAATCCGCTGGGATTGATCGGCCTTATGGTCGCGAGGGCACACCGGTAGAAGAGCTTCAAGCAATTGAAGATGGGACTCTAGTTACTGAGATGCTTGGCTCAGGGAAATCTGCTTCGGCTAAAAAGTATATTGCTACTAAGCTTACCCCTGTCATTAAAGAGTTTGACCGACGTGTTAATGTTGCGAATGAAAACATTAAAGCCTTTGAAAAAACCCAGAAAGAAAGAACGCTTAGCTCTGAAGAGGTCCAAAGCTACAACAGAAATGTTAAAGAAAGAGCGCAAGCACTAGATGAAAAGGCCGTAGTTATAGCGGAGGTACTAACTCAGTTTGTTGAAGGCGTTGTTAAGGCTGAGTGGCTTGAGGACTTTACTCCGCTTAGGGGCACAGCAGGAAACAGAGCGCTGACACAGCGTGGAACAACTAGAAACATTCCAGGATCAAAGCGGGTTTCTGACCTTGGTGCTCAGATCAAAAGAAGACTGAATGCTCTGCCCGTTCTTATTCGCAACGCAATTAAAAAAGGTCGCAAACTACCAGAGGATTTAGCTCAAGCCTTAAGCGAAACCACAAAGAGGCAAGAGCTACTAGACAGTCTTGATGTCAAAGACCCGACAGGAAAACTCCGACGTGACTACATTAAGAATGAGCAGAACATTCGACTGGCCCAATCGCTAGAGATCCCAGGCATTTGGAATGAATCAGTTAACGGGAATCCCATTTACAATATGTGGGATCGCATCGCTAAGAATGAATGGGCAGGGGCTCTTGATTATGTGTCTTCGCAACTAAAGAAAGCTCTTGAAGAAAGCGTAGCTACAAAAGGAACAGAAGCTAATGTTTATTACAGCGTTGCAGAAAGCGCTATTCGGTTGGGTCAAGACCTAACAAGTTATCGAGTGCCGCTTCCTAAACGGTTCAAGCGTGAGTTCTATCTTATTAGGGATGCTATTAAAAAGGGCGGCATTACCAGCTTTAACAAAGCACGGAAACGCCTTGCTGATTCTGATTTAAATCCGTCAGAGCAATACGCTCTAAGCAAGATCCTTGATGAGCAAGAAGGAATCCAAGTCGAGCGAGCCAAAGGAATTGAAAGGCAAATCGGAGACACTACACTAACCGAACAGGACAGAAGCTATTTAAAGCAACGGCTTATTCACAGTGGTGCATTGTTTAGCGAGCCCGGTCAGGTGCCACAACGCAGCCCTCTTATTATGAGCTTGGATAGTGGCTGGTCAAAAGAATACACAGCTTGGGTAAAAGATTTCGTTAGCGATATGCAGCGCCAAGGGAAGTCCCTTGGAGAGCAGCGGTCCTGGACTGCTGCGCTAATGGAAATCTGGAACGAGAACGGTGGGCATGGCATCCTACTTGACGACGGCTTTAAGATGAAGGTTGTCGAGCACGTTGTGGAAAGAGCACAGCGAGACTACCAAGCAGCACACAAAACTTCTTTGCCAGACAGCGAAGTCGCAAGACTTAAACTGGCTAGCTTAAGCTGGCTAAAGAGTAACGAAGTTCCATTTAGAGCCAAGCCAATGGCTGCTCCTCACTCTAAAGCTAAAGCGCCTACGACTGACAAGTTTTCAGTTGAAGGCGGCTTAGCCCTGCGTGACGTGCCTCGGTATCTCGAGTTCTTTTATGACGCTGGAATGGAAGTTGGTGGTGGTAGGTTTAAAAGAACCTATGATCTTTATCAGATTATCCCCGAAGTCTTTGGCGGCTTAAAGAATAAAGAACGCAAAGCCCATCAGATGGGAGCGTTTAAAAGATTCCATGGTCAGTACGCAGCGGGCGTAAAGATGAGCAACTTGCACAATCTTCATCGTGGTTACATGTCGATGGTAGATGTAAGTTATGGGGACACTATCCCCGAGGCTATGTCTAAGATTGCATTTTATAATATCTTTGATGGGACACCTATTAAGTCCCTGCCTAATAGGCTCCTTCGATTCATGAAAGAGTTCTATAATAAAGAATTAGATATGATGGAGCCAAGAGACAATTACTTTGAGACTTATAATAAAGATACCGGAGCAGCAGTAACCACAGCATCGGTAGAGAAAGTAACCAACAAAGATCTTAGTGCATGGATGAAGGGCGATGTAACCTACGCAGTCAAAGAGCTTCAGCGTCTTTATAGGCAGCGAATGGAAAACCAAATTGCAAACAAGCACAACCTAAAAATGGATGAGCTTCATAAGATCCCAGACCTGCTCGATGACAATGGCAACAGATACAAGCTGGATATTTCTGACAAAGAACTAAACCAAATCTTTGGTAAGGGCTGGCAAAAAGATAAGCGAGCAAAGCCGGGCAGCCTGTGGATGGACATCTCTAATTCGGTAGATCGTTTCTCTTCTTTCTTTGATCGTCCTGAGAAAGATCTAGGTGGGATTATCCAGGGGCTATGGGACGGCACTTACTCAACAGATATTAAATGGCAGCAGCCCTTTGAAACTCTGCGGGTAGCTATCCAAAACGCTAGCCGAGAAATGCTTGGCGAAGGTGAGGCGCTTGGTCCCATGCGCAGCTTGTTTGATAACCTGGACCCAGAAGGTTTCCGTACTTATACCCAAGCCGGAGAAGCTGGCATTAGAGAAGCTAGGTTAACGGATCTAAACCCAACAGGTCGCAAAGATATGCAGGGCCGGCCCATTAACGAAGGGGCATCAGCTCCTCAAGAGCTGATCCCCGATGTCGTTAATGACATTCAGTGGCACCCTGAGATTAGACAGGGCATGGCATGGGATGCTCAGCTAACTAAAGACATGTCAAACTTAGGTGCTGCATTCCAGAGCATGGTTAAGGGCGGCATTACAGTTAAGTCTTTACTTACCCAGGGCGGAAACATTGCAGGTAACTTGATTGCTATCTCTATGACTACTGGCGAAAGTGTTCCTTCGATTGTTTTTAGAATCTGGGCAACCAACAGTCTCTTTAAAACCTATAAAGAAAACCCTAAATGGTACCGTGAAAACCTTGGAAGCTTCAGCAAGGAAACGCAGCGATACCTTAAAGCAATGGATGCTATTGATCGGTTCACAGGTATTGATTTGATGGACATGGTTACTGTTGAAACGCAGGGCCGTGGGCTTGGTGACTTCTTAAGCACGACAAAGCTTGGCGACAAAAAGGCCTGGCAAAAAATGAAAGAGTCTCCTGTCTATAAAGCCGGTGAGTTTTACGAGCAGCTTTGGCAGGACCTTTATCAGAAAGGTGACAACCTTCCCCGCAAAGCAGAGGTACTAAGAGAAGCAATTGAAGGGTACGAGTTACTTGATTCACTTGAGCCTGGTGACCACATTAGTTTCCAGACTTCTCAGCGTGGCGACACCAAACTTTATAAAGACAAAAAAGGTATCTATCGGATTACTAAGCGCCGAGAAAAACAATACCCTTCAAAGGAAGATCCCTTTGTTGATAAGACCATTGCATCATGGGCAGCACGAAGAACCTTTGGTCGGATTTTTAACTACAGAAACGTGCCACGAATTGTTCAGGCTGCTCGAGTCGGAAAGCTCGGTGGCTTTAGCGCTCTTGTTAATCCTTTCATCTCCTTCCCCGCAATTGCCAGTGATATCATTGGCGTAAAGAAAGGCGTTGTTGCAAACACGTTGCTTGATAACATGTTCCGTAATGACATTAAGACAAACAGCGCAGGCGCAGCAATGAAACTTGGAAAGCTAAATGCTAGTAAAGCGCTAAGGCAATACGCTTACCTTACTACTGTTCAGAGCTTTGCCTATCCTCACTCAAACGATCTTGAGTTAATGGGTAAATCAAAAAGCCAACGAGGTACGCCATCTCTTTTAGCTACCGAGTCAAGCGCATACAATGAGGCAAGGCTTTTGAGTTGGCGCAATGGCAACCCAATGGAAATGTCTAAGCTTATTCATGATAACTTATTTTCTTTTGAGGCCCTGCTAGCAGAGAAGATGACTGATTGGCTTGATAGCTTCGACAAAACAAAACAAGAAAAGATTGCTAACTATGACCCGATGACAGTGGTTGCAACTCCAGGACAAGGTGGTGGTTTCCAAGAGATTCCTACTTCCGCAAACGCCGAAGTTGATTACTTCATGGGGCTTGTTAACTCAGGTCAAACTCTTACGACAGAAGACTACTTAGCTATTGGAAATATGACTGGTGGTTTTATCGCTTCTATCTGGCGGGATATGTATGATGCTAAAACCGCAACAGAAAAAGCACAGATCCTTGTATCTAAAACACCTCAAATGTTTTTGGGTGTTAACAATACACAGGTAGCAAAGACCTTCCTTGCCCGATCAAACTTAATTGATCCGGGTGGATATGTTTCTCCCTATAGGAATCAGATCAAAGCCGATGATGACCTTGCCTTAGCAAAGCGCCGAGGCAACTGGGTTCTTTCAACAGGCGAAGAGCCTTACCTTGGGGGTGAGACTTTTGCAGAGCGAGCAGATAAAGATGGTTATGATAGTCAGTTAAAGTATCTTGATACTTATACTGCGTCAGTCATAGCGAGGACCAGCGCCCGAAGGGCGATGCTCCTCGATGAAAACCAAATGAATCCATACATCAAAGCCTTAAAGGATGGGCTGCGAAGAAACCTAATAGACAATACAGAGTACAAAGACCCGATAAAGAACCGTGCTACAGTTGATGCCAACGGTCTTTCAGAGCTAAGAATTGATCACATTATCTCGGTGTTGCAAGAGTATCACCAGTCTATTAGAACTGATCTTGACTATAGGCGTAAGCTTAAGTTGGACATCCCGTTTAATCTTGATCGAGATTTTAAAACCGAAATGAAATCTAAAAAGATGAGATGGGATAAGGCAGAAAGACAAATGGGTAGGCTTGGTCGTCAAAGGAAAAGAGACTTTGATGCAAGCGCTGCAAGAGAAAAGGCAGCAGCTGCTGCAAGAAAGGTAAAGTAGCATGGCTACTAAAGTTATTTATGTTGGGCCTGGTGCCACTCCAGTAAACGTTGAGGTTCCCGAACCTGAAGCGCCAAAGAAAACAGCTAAGAAAAAAGCTGAGCCAAAGAAGAAGAAGTGAATCCGTTTCTTCTACAGCCAGTACCTACCGGTGACGCAACCGCTCGCTACGAGCGGCTGAGTCACGGTGGCACGACCTGGCACGACCTAATGCCGACGCCTGCTAATGGGACAGACAATACTATCGGCGCTGCTTTTACTTGGCCGGCTTTCAATGGCGAGTCCTTCGTAAGCTTTGGCGACCCTGCTAAGCTAGAGTTTGCCACCGACTTTAGCGTGGTCGCTTGGTACAGGCAAAGCGTTGATCCACCTACGCAGGGAAACGAGCGCATCGTTAGCCGAGATTCTATCACGGGCACTAGGTGCTTTTTATTGGCTCAAACTGACGACACAGGGCTAGCTCAGAGTTTTGTTTTTAACGGTCTTGCTCCTCATGGTTATACAAACCCACAAGCAAGCGGTGCCTACAACACAGGAACATATCACATGGCTGTGCTTGTACTCGATGCAAGCAACTCAAACGCTTACTATTACGTCGATGGCATTGTTCGCTCTACAAAGATCGGTCAAGGTCTTCCCGTGTCGTCGTGGGGATCAATCAACACAGAAGCTGGTCGTCATCAATTAGGTGGTAACACTGATGATTACTTTACAGGCGACATTGATACCGTTCGGTTTTATGGTCGAGCGCTAAGCGCTGACGAAATACTTAGAGACTATCATGCCGGCAAGCCGGCGCATCCATAGGAAGAACGATGAGCTTTTTAAATAAGAACAACCCTGTCTGGTCAGCATCAACCACGACTACACTTGCTACTGTGGGATCAGGATCTACTTCAAAGCATGATGTTGTTGCTGGTCGAGATGGTACTGTAACTGTATCAAACCATGGGCCGGTTAACATGTATGTTGGTACCAAGGAGCATGTTACTACGGGTATCCTACTCCAGCCTGGCGCAGCACTGACCCTGGCTATGCAGCCTGGCGTTACCATTTATTTAAATGATGACACCGAAACAGCAGTCTATACCCTTGTGGAATTCTGATGACACCCGGCTGGCCTCCGAACTTCAGTCCGATCGAGTTCCGTTGCAAGTGTTGCGGAACCATTGGGAACGAGCATATCGCACGTCATCTGGCGTGGGAACTGCAACGTATCAGGGATCTAGTAGGACCACTGAAGATCAACAGTGCGTACCGATGCCCGAAGCACAACAAGAAGGTAGGCGGAGCATCGCAAAGCCTACACCTTGAGAGCATGGCAGCCGACTTGGTTAGTGCAGAGGTCACGCCCGACAAACTACAGGATACGATCCTTGGCTTGATGGAACACAATCGCATTCCTAATGGTGGGCTTGGAAGGTACAACTCCTTTACTCACTACGACATTAGATTAAACCCAGCACGCTGGGACCACCGGAGCAAGTAATGGCTAGCAGATCTCTTTATAGTAATGCGGAAATGAAAAAGCGCATGCGTAAAACCAAAAAGAAAATGAACAGCCGGCGCAATCAACCGACTGATAAATACGGTGAGCCTATTAAGCCTGAGGACCGAAAGAATTATACTGACGATGATCTGTATGGTGTCGGCAAAGGACCAGACGATGGCAAGACTGAAGCCGAACGCATGGCAATAAAGAAGCTTAAGCCTCCACAATATGTACCTCATAACAAAACAGGACCTCATCAACAGACGAAAAAGTATGATGACCCTAGTGATGGGCCAAAAAAGAAAAAGGTTGTGCGAACAATTCCTATTCTTCCTAAGATTACAAAGAAGAAAAAGATCGCAGATAAAGTTAAAGCGGTGAAGGCTCGCATGAAAAAGCGCAAGCCAATTAAGATGGACAAGAGAGAAATTAGAATCTTTCAAGACGAAGCCGGCTTTAAACCTGGCAAGAGAATTACAGAGCAGTCGCAGCCATCTACAAAAGAGATGTCACAACCCAATCGAAAACCTAAAAAAGAAAAGTCGTATTAAAGATGAACAAGATGAAGAGTCGTAAGCTGTGGCTGTCTGTACTAGCAGCCCTCCTCCCTGTGTTAGCTAAGCATTTCTTTCCTGACCTGCCGACCGAAGCTATCGTTGCTTCAGTCATCGGCGCTGTGTCTGGTGTGCTTGGTATCAGCATGGAAGACGTAGCTAAACAGAAGCGGGCTGCCCTGGAGGCAGCCGCTTCCACTGCAAAAAAGCCCTCAGAATAATACCCCCTGTTATACTACGTCCTGGCGATAGCGGCGGCCTTGATCTTTCTCTTACTGGGAATCATCATCGGTGGGATGCTGGTGCTGCTGTTAGACATACGCTCGGACGAGACTTCGACCTCACAGCGCAGCTATCAGCAGGCGCTGCCTGGGGAGAAGCCACCGATTGGGAAGGCACCGTAGGGATGAAGTGGAGATGGTAAATGTTTCGTGATGTAACAAACAACGAACTTGGTCCCAAGACAAAGAAACTACAGGGGGAAATCCTAAGCGAGGCTGCATTAGCAGCACTGCCTCCTGCTAAAATGGCTGCGTATTTAAAACGCTTAGCTGTAATGGAAAAAAAGTTTAAGAAGATAGGCATCTTAGGGCCGAACCAAAAGATACCAACCAAGACAGCTAAGCCTGATCCAAAGATGGACCACCTTAGACCTGGCGGTGACAACCCTAAAGACCCAGACGCTTTTAAGATTGCCAGGCAAGAGGCAGCTAAAAAGAAAAAGAAATGAGTATTAAGTATAGGGGTGAAACGTTTGCAGGTTTAAACAAACCCAAGCGTACACCAGGACACCCTAAGAAGTCTCATGCTGTACTAGTTCGTGAGGCAGGAGCTGAGCGCATGATTCGCTTCGGCGAGAAGGGTGCGAGCACAGCGGGCAAGCCTAAGTCTGGTGAGTCTGACCGCATGAAGGCTAAGCGTAAGTCCTTCAAAGCTCGTCACCGTAAGAACATTGCCAAGGGCAAGACCTCTGCTGCGTACTGGGCTAACAAAGTTAAGTGGTAGACACACACCCTCCCCCCTAAGGGGGAGGGGTGTGGTACCTGGTTAACTGTTTTGGCGCTCTTCAACAGTTACACCTGGGTCGTATTCTAACTCAGTATAT